TAATTCCGCAAAAGAAGCAAATCCTAATAACATATATAATCCTTAAAAGGAGACAACGGCGGTATGGTGGTGGTCCGTTGCCTCCATTTAAGAACTATATCACTGTTTAAACCAAGATGGAAGACCTAAATGCGCTCGCTGGTCGAACTTGTTTTGTTCTGATTTTTTAGAAATTTGGTTATAATGTAGAAAGACTTGAGCACAATCATTTCCTTCAAAAGCTTCTCTCCAATGTTCTAATTCACAACCTGAATAAATAAGCATATCCCCAGGTTTTAAATCAACTTTAATCCCTTTAGCTGTGCTCTCTGAAGTTATGTGTTTGCCATCAGGAATACCTACGTTTTCCGCAGGACTTAAATAAATAGGCCAAGGATCTCCGCCTAGATTTAAAGTCGTAGAAATCTCACAACTAAATCTGTCTTTGTGTCTTTTTAAAATATCTCCTCTTTTATAAATTCTTGCATACGAATAAGTCGGAGTTAATTTTAATCCTGTGTGTTTTTCCATAGCCGGTTGAACCCAAGTTAAAAGAGTTTCCATAGCTATATCTGCATAATGAGAATAAGTATTAGGAATTTGTTGATCATTCCACACTCCCCATTCTTCAGTAAACTGAGAAATATATCTATCATCAAAAAATCTTCGTGCTACCTTTCTTTTTAACATAAAATATTGAAACACAAATTTTGCTAACTGTGGGCTAATTGCTTTTTTTAATACTGTATATTTATTCTTTTTAAAATTCATATTAATTTTACTCCATCTTTTAAATATAAGTCTCCGACTTCTTTATCCACCCATTCGGTTCGATCAAAATGAGTCGTTTGAGGAAGTTTTTTGGTGTACCATTTAGGTTCAGGAACTTTTTTCAAATTCCAAGCCCAATAAGATCCATCTTTAAAACGACAAACAAAACCAGGAATTTTGCCATTACAATTTTTAGTTAAAAAATCATATTTTATTTTTTCTATAAATGAACCATTAAAATGTTGAGGGTTATACGCTTCCCTATTTTTTAATTCCATAACATAATGATTATTATGAACGTCAATAGGATTCATTGGATCTATTGTTTTATTAATAGGATCTTTACTAAAAACGGTTTCATTTAATTCGTGAATCATTTTCTTTTGTGTTTGACTCCAACTCATTTTATTTTACATACATTGAAAGCAAATGTAATTCTTTCATAGTCCTCTTTTTGTTTGTTAACTTGGTGTAGTAAATATGATGGAAAAATTATCATATCTCCTTTTTTTCCTCTAAAATTTATTTTTTTGTCTGGAAAAATAGTTTTATCTTTTTTATTATTGAAGTAAATAACTCCTGAAAAATATCCTCTGTGATTGTGTAGAGAATTACTATTATTTTTATATGCATAATTTATCCATACGTCATAACCATCAAAATGACCATTCCATTTTGCAAGAAAAAAATTTCTGTGTGTTTCTTTTGCTAATATTCCACAAAGTCTAAGGACATATGCAAACCAATAAGAATTTTCTATTAAATTAGAGGGGACAGATGTTTGATAAGTATTAGTTTTAGAGCCTTCATTTTCGTGGAGTTTTAATTTAAAAAGTGGATGTTTTTTAATTTTATCACATTCTTTTTTCCAGTGAGTAATTTCTTTTATTATTTCTTTTGGAAGCTTAGTATAAGCAATGTCTTTATCTATTAATTTATGATTTAATTCGCTGATCATCGTCTTTTTTTCTCATTGATGTTTCGTTTGATATCGCCGATGGAACCGCTTGTATGTTCCAATGTATAAATCTAAAAGGTTCTATTCCCATATCAACCGGATATTGATGCGGAGTATAACCAGGAATAAGTATCATCATTCCAGGTTTAACATTGTAATGTATAGCTTCATTAGCAAATGTAATTTTACTTCCATCTTTTTGTGGAAGTCTTATCATTTGAGCACCAGGTCTTGGATCGTGTAAAACTGGCATTGACGTTTTATTACTACATTTTAAAAAATAAAATCCTGAAACGTGTTGATTCCAATGAGTATGTGTATCGTGATGACCAGCACCTTTTTTACTAAACTCTTGAACCCAACATTCTGTAAAATGTAAACTATGATTACTTATATTAAATCCACACCAATCTAAAAATTCATAGCTTCTTTGACCACAAAAATCTACAAAGTCTTTGGCTTTAAGATCATTATTAAATGATTCAGAGTGATTTGATAAACCAAAGTCCTCTAATTTTACTCCTAAGGTTTTATCCCTTTCTTGAATAGCTTTCTTCATTATTTTTTTTTGAGTCTTTTTTAAATATCCATCACTTAATCTTAACATTTTATTAAGGAACTGAGGAACTTCCGCTGTCCAAACGGGTGTACTAAAATATGCCGCACTACTAAATTTAACGTGATTATTGCTTCCGTCCATATTATTTAAATGAATAACCTAGATTCCAAATTACTAGACTATATCTTACTCCTTGTGTTACGGGTTTAACTCGATGCCAGACAAAACTAGGAAAGACTACTAAAGAACCTTTGGGTAATATTTCTGTACAAGTTCTTACGTCTCTGGGTTTATCCGGATCATATTGTCTAAAATCAAATTCTAACTCTCCACCTTTATAATCTTTAGGGTCTGTTAATGAAACGGTCACTGATAATTTTCTTATTTTGTTATAAGTGTTCTTATCTTTTTCATTTAAATAAGGTTTATCCCAACTATCACAATGCCAATCATAATATTGACCTTTTTTATATTTAGTAAATTGGCAAGATTCGGAATAATCCCAGTCAAAATTCCACCCAGCATTTGTATTTGCTTTATGTATATAAGGGTGAATTTCTTTATAAATCCAACGATCACTCATCCAGACGATATTAGAGTGTCTTTTCCTTTTTAAATCTTTTAATTCGTCTTTAGTTAATGGTGCTTTGTCGATATCTCTATCTCTACCCAAACCACCTGTGATAGCTCTTACTTCTCTCTTTTTTTCTGCCTTTCCATATTGAATAATCATATCACAGATTCGAGGTGGTATTGCAGATTGAAAGTACCAAAAATAATTAGATAAATTCATAAGTATTTGTTAAAATTATATTCATTTGTTTTGATTTATTAGGAGTAATAAAATATTTATTAATTGAAGGAAACATTACAAAACCATTGTTATTTAAAGGTATATGCCAGGTTCTTCCTTTTCTTCGATTATCATCATATTCAATAACAACACCTGTAGAATCTTTTCCTACATTTACTCCATAAATAAAAGTATAATCCGGAGCATTTCTTAAATCAATCGGATCAACCGTATTCCTTGAAAAAGATTTTTGATTATATTCATACAGATTTCCCCAACTTAATTTAGGAATTAATGTTTTTTCATATTCAACATTAAAATGATCTCTGACATAATCCTGTAACCACTGATGAGCTTGAGAATAGGGTAGTTGATAATCAACATAAGAATAATCTCTAATATTATTACTTATTCTTTTGTTGTTAATAAAAGAATCAAAAATGTTATTTTTTATAACATCTCTTTTAATTTCAAAACCTTTAGGTGTTTTTATCTCACCATAATAAAGATCAATTTGTGATAATACTTTCTTTCGCATACCTAGAAGGTATGTAATTTAATTTACCAACAATGTCAAGACTATCTGGCTACTTTATCCCAAGACTGATTAGCTTCATTCCACTCATAGCGATGAGTAGTTTGTTCTTCTTCCGATAAGGCAGGGTGAGCGCCAATTGGTGATTCCCAGCTAGCTGTTGAGGTATTTAGAACCCAGCTTGGATGAGGTTTTTTAGGCATAAAAATATCGTTATCTTCATCATAAGTATAACCTATACCAGCATAGTTTCCTCTTAATGCTTTAGCATTATCTCCAGATTTGTGTGTGTTTGCTATTGTGTTATAAGATGTTTTTTTCCAAAGTGGCCAGTGATGGATTCTTTCCAAGAACTGTCTACCTACTTCTTCATCTTCAACACCATCAGCATTCGTACAGTCACTGTCTGATACCACGTGAACTGAGATAACTTTATTATTTGCTCCTAATTTTGCGTAATGTGCCATAATGTTTCTCCTTATATTATACTTATTTTAAAAAGTAAATCCATATTAATTATTGATATTTATATCGTATCATTACAATACCTGAACCGCCATTGGCTCCTGCAGTTGTTGGAGTTCCTGGCCCTCCACCGCCGCCTGTATTAGTTGTTCCAGCTGTTCCTGTTGACGGAGGAGAAGATCTTCCTCCTTCGCCTCCACCACCATCAGAGCTACTTCCTTTATTACTATCTCCATAACCTCCTGCACCACCAGAAAAATATCTGGTACTACCAACTGGCCCGGGTGTTCCATAACTAGGAGCGGTCGGACTCATAAATGGATTAGCTATATATGAACCTGCTCCGCCATTTCCTCCAGCAGCTGGAACTGCATTTCCACCTACTGCTCCGGCTCCACCACCGCCACCTGCTGATCCTGGTGCTCCAGTTCCTCCATTATTTCCTTGTGGAGGACTCACTGGGGGATCATTTCCATTTCCTACTGCAGCACTACCACTTCCACCAGAACCACTTCCTCCGGGATCACCTGGTAAAGTTGATGCTGGAGATGGAGAATATCCACTTCCTCTACCACCACCTGCTGAAGTAATAGGTCCAAATGTTGAATCTCCTCCCACTGTTGCTACTCCATTGGGATTAGCTCCACCAACACCGGCTGCGCCTACACTAATTGAATAAGGGGAAGCAGCAACTGTAATTGATGTACCACTTGGAGAATTGTTATGAGGAGAATTACATCCTGGGGCTGTTGACCAAATTCTAAAGCCACCAGCACCTCCTCCACCACCATCTCCAAATCCACCGCCACCACCTCCAGCTATTACTGCATAATCAGCAATAGCATTAGCTGAGGGGTTTCCTGTACTATTTACTGTTAATGTTCCATCTGCTGTAAAAATATGAGTTTTATAATCACCACAGGTTACTGTTGCGTTTCCTCCAGAAGCACAGATATAAGCAGTTCCCTTAACTGTTGTATCTGTTTGAATATTTAACCATCCTTGAGTTCCATCTATATAAACCATTGTAACGGACTGACCTGATGTATTTAATGATGCATCAATACAGGAGCCAGAAATTTTAGAAGAATTTCTACCTAAAGTCACAGCTTTACAAGCTGTTCCCCACGTATCTTTGTAATCTTTTAATGAAACGATATCTCCTGCACTTGGACTAGCAGGGAGTGTAACTGTGACAGCCCCTCCACAAGTATTAATCATATAACCTTTTCCTGAAACTGCTGTTAAAGGACCTGTCTTTGCTGTAGTACACCAATCTACTGTTCCGGTTCTTCCAAATCCTGTTTGTGAAGCACACGCACCTAGAGCAATAGTATCCCCAGCTTCTCCTAGAGTTACTGTTGTTCCGGATCGTGGTGCAACTGTATTTACTTTAATTTTACTCATTAGACGATGACCACCGTTCCGGTTACTGTAACTGTACCTGGTAAAGTAATAGGTCCTGCAAGAACTGCATTCTCTACTGTTTGAGTTCCATCAATCGTTGCCGCTTGATTGGGTATAAATTCATTAGGAGAATATTGTCCTCCTATATATTGGATTCCATTTATTGTCGCCGTCATAATTCCTCCTACGAACTAATTGTGTCAATGTATGAGACGCAAACATCTAGTGAACTTGCTGTATCACTAACTGCTTCTAATACATCACCACTTGCTAAAACAATCTTTGCTCCGCCTTGGATCAATTCAATAGCTGAATTTGGTGGAATCACGGCTCCTTTTGCTAATCTCTC